CCCCTGAACAGAGGTTGAACAGCCTGATTGATTATCTGATCAACGGGCGCATTGGTGAAATCTACCGTTATAGGCGGTTGGTATGGTAAATAAGGCCGTGCGAACCGCCTTGGAACGGTTGTGGAAGGATCGGTGTTCTATCTTCATCCGTGAGGAAGTCACCGATCCTGTCACCCACCTGACGGATTCTGAAGAAAAGCCGCTTCTTCAGGATCAGCCGTGCAAGCTGTCCTTTGAAACATTAACTTCAACCAATGGGGATGAAGTGGCAACCGCCCAACAGGTGGTGAAGCTGTTCCTTTCCCCGGATGTGAAGGTTCCCGCAGGTTGCAAAATCGTTGTAACCCGTCCAAATGATATGGAACGAACCTTCACCTATGCCCGTTCCGGTGAACCGGGCGTGTTTTCCAACCATCAAGAAATCATGCTTGAACCCTTCAGGGGGTGGGCCTGATGGGAAGATGGGGCCGGTGTGATTACCGGGAATTGAAGAAGCTGGATGAACGCCTTCAACAGCTTTCGGAAGTTGACATGGATCGGCTTTGCCGGGATGCCGCCAAGAAGATTGCCCAAATCCTTCTGAATAAGGTGAAGAAAAGAACCCCCGTTGGTGTGGTTCCGCCGTATGCCACGGATGAAGCCAAGGAAGAATATTGGCCCGGTTATCGTGGCGGTTCCTTGCGTGACGCTTGGACGATCCTTCCCATTGAAAAACATGGGGAGCAGTACACCGTGACCATCATCAACAATTTGGAATATGTGTCCTATGTGGAATACGGCCACCGGCAAACACCGGGGCGCTATGTTCCCGCCTTGGGAAAGACCCTGAAGGCAAGTTGGGTGAAGGGGCGGTTCATGCTGACGATTTCCGAACAGGAAGTGAAAACCTTGGCCCCGTCCATTCTGAATGATATGTTGTATGACGCTTTGAAGGGGGTGTTCAGTTGATCAATGAAATCATCAAAGGTGTTTCCATGAAGCTGAACGCCACCTTTGGAGCCGGGTACAAAATCTATCAGAATGATGTGGAACAGGGCTTCAAGGAACCCTGTTTTTTCATTGCTGTCCTGAAGCCTGACATTTCCCCGTTGCAGAAGAACCGATTCATGAACCGGAACCCGCTGGATGTTCACTATTTCCCAACCAGCGGGAGAAATAACGCTGAACTGTTCGCTATGGCCGGGGATTTGATGGAATGTTTGGAGTTCATCACCCTTCCCAATGGGGATGTGCTTCACGGAACTTCCATGAGTTATGAAGTGCAAGACGGGGTTCTTCACTTCTTCGTGAACTACAATTTGACACTTCGCAGAGAAACCGAGGAAACCGCAATGGAAACCTTGGAAACTACTGTGGAGCCAAAGAAAGGGTGATTGAATGGCTACCAGAAAGAAAGCCGCCACCGCACAGGAACCGACCATCACGGCCCCGGTGGTATTCCCCAAAGAACGGGTGTTGACCTTCAGGCGTTACGCTGACCGGCGTGATCTTCTGTCTGTCCTTTTGGAAGATGGGAAGGAATACACCTTCGATCAGATTGATGGGCTGATCAATGACTTTATGAAAGGTAAGGTGAAATAATATGGCCCTTGGCGGCGGCACCTTCTTGGTGCAGAACAAGGTTCTGCCCGGTGCATATATCAACTTCATTTCTGTGGCGCAGGCAAGCGCCACCCTTTCTGACCGTGGCATTGTCACTATCCCCCTTGCTATGAATTGGGGGCCTGAAGGCAAGATTTTCACGGTGGAACAGGCTGACTTCATCAAGAACAGTCAGAAAATCTTCGGCTATGCGTACACGGCGGATGAACTGAAGCCGATGCGTGAAATCTTCCTTCACGCCAAAACCGTTCATTTCTTCCGCCTTGGCACCAGCGGCGTGAAGGCGGCTAACACCTACGCAACGGCCAAATACCCCGGCACCCGTGGTAATGATCTTCGTACCGTTATCACGGCGAATGAAAACACCACAGAACAGAAGCCGCTGTTCGATGTGGCAACCTTCTTGGGAACCGTTCAGGTTGATCTTCAGGAAGGTGTGGTCGCTATCACCGATCTGAAGGCCAATGCCTATGTGGATTGGAAGTCCAGCGGAACTCTTTCTTTGACCGCTTCCTTGCCCCTGACGGGCGGCACCAATGGCACCGTGGCCGATTCCGACTATCAGACCTATCTTGATCAGGCGGAAGCGTACACCTTTAACGCTATGGGTTGCACCGAGAGCAAGGCCACCATCACCGCCCTGTTTGCGGCCTTCGCAAAGCGGATGCGTGATGATGTGGGCAAGAAGTTTCAGGTGGTTCTTTTCCAGAAGTTGGCCGATTATGAAGGCGTTGTGAGCGTCAAGAACGGCCTGACTTCCGACAAGACTTCCACCGCCCTGATCCCTTGGGTTACGGGCGTGATCGGCGGAACGGCGGTCAATAAGAGCGCCACCAACATGACCTATGATGGTGAATACGATGTGGACACCGATTTCACGCAAACCCAGCTTGAAGCCGGTATCAAGGAAGGTTCCTTCATGTTCCATCGTGTGGATGAAGCGGTTTGTGTCCTGACGGATATTAACAGCTTCATTTCCATCACGGATGAAAAGTCCAGCGACTTTTCCAGCAACCAGACGATCCGAGTTTTGGATCAGATTGCCAATGATATTGCCGTTCTGTTCGGCAAGAAGTATCTTGGCAAGGTTCCCAATGATGCCGCTGGCCGGATTTCCCTTTGGAACGATATTGTGAAGCACCACACGGAACTTCAGGATATTCGGGCCATTGAGAACTTCAGCGGCGAAAATGTGACGGTTGAAAAGGGCGATACCAAGAAATCCGTGGTGGTTACGGACTATGTAACCCCCGTGAACGCTATGGAACAGCTTTATATGACCGTCTATGTGCAGTAAGGAGGTAACACAGCATGGATAGAACCATTATGAACGCCAAGGATGCTGTTTCCGCTTCCTTGGCTGAATGCTTCGTGACCATTGAGGACAACCGTTATAACTTCATGCAGGCTATCAACCTTGAAGCCAATTTCGAGAAGAACAAAACGGAAGTTCCCATTTTGGGCAAGACCGGCAAGGGCAATAAGGCCACCGGCTGGAAGGGTACGGGTTCCGCAACCTTCCACTATAACACTTCCATCTTCCGTGAGCTGATGAAGCGTTATAAGGACACCGGCGAGGATGTCTATTTTGACATTCAGGTGACAAATGAAGATCCCACTTCTTCTGTGGGCCGTCAGACTGTGATCCTGAAGGATTGCAACATGGATGGCGGCTTGCTTACCAAGTTTGATGCTGATGCGGAATACTTGGATGAAGATATGGATTTCACCTTTGAAGATTTCGAGTTGCCCGAAACCTTCAGCCTTCTGGCCGGTATGCAGTAAGCACAAGCCCCGGCCTTACTTCGGTATGGGCCGGGGCCTTTTTCTTATCAAAAATATAGGAGGAAATTTATATGAGCCTGTCCGCTTTTCTGGCTGAAAACGCCATTCCCGTTGAGAACATCAAATTTGTTGTTTCCAAGCGCTTCTTGGGTGAGGATGGGAACCCCATTCCTTGGGAGATCAAGACCATCACCGGCACCGAGGATGAAGCCCTTCGGAAGTCCTGTGCCAAGCGTGTTCCCGTTCCCGGCAAGAAGAATCAGTATCAGAAGGAAACTGATTATGACCTGTACCTTGGCAAGCTGGCCGTGGCTTGCACCGTGTTCCCCAATCTGAACGATAAGGAACTTCAGGACAGCTACCATGTTATGGGTGCGGATGCCCTTCTGAAAACCATGCTGACACCCGGCGAATATGCCGAATACCTGACCAAAATTCAGGAAGTGTGTGGTTTTGATACCACCATGCAGGACGAGGTTGATGAAGCAAAAAACTGATTTGTGAAGGTGATGGAGAAGCCAATATTGCTTACTATTGCCTTCACGAATTTCATTTGACACCTTCTGCCTTCTATGCTTTGCCTCGCCGTGAACGGGCCTTCATCATTGCGGCCATTGATGTTCGGGTGGAAGCTGAAAAGAAGAAGCAGAAGGAAATTGAACGCAAACAGCGCCGGGGCCACCACCATTAAGGCCCCGGCTTCCATTTTCCAAGAAAGGTGGTGATCCCTGTGGGAACAATCCGAACCGCTATTGCCCTTTATGATGGCGTAACCAGCCCCCTTCAGAGTATGCACAAGGCCATGGGCATTGTCCTGAATACCTTTGAATCCATGCAACAGGCTTCCGGTAAAGCCGTTGACACGGCGGCAATCCGGGAAGCCCGTGAAGAATGGGCAAAAGCGGGAACCGCCTTTGATTCCATTGAAGAAAATATCAGGAACGCCAACAACGAACAGCAGAATTTCAACAATTCCATCCGTGGGGGTAGCAATTCTGCCAACGGGCTTCTGTCCATCATCAAGAAAGTTGCCATTGCCGCTGGCGGTATTGCCGGGATCAATAAGGCGCTGAATATTTCGGATGAATTGGCAAGCACCAAGGCCCGATTGAATTTGCTTGTGGATGATGGCGGTTCCGTTGAAGCCTTGGAACAGAAGATCATGGCTTCCGCCCAGCGTTCCCGATCCGTTTATTTTGACACAGCTTCCGCCGTTGCGAAACTTGGCCTGAACGCTGGTAACGCCTTCGATGGCAATATGGATCAGGTCATTGCCTTCATGGAACAGGTGAACAAGCAGTTCGTTATTGGCGGCGCTACGGCCCAAGAACAGAGCAACGCCATGATCCAGCTTACACAGGCAATGGCGGCGGGTGCGCTTCGTGGTGAAGAACTAAATTCCATTCTGGATGGTGCGCCGGGTATCGCAAGAGCCATTGAAAAATATATGGGCATTGCGGAAGGTTCCATCAAGACGGTTGCACAGGAAGGCAAGGTAACGGCTGAAGTGGTGAAGAACGCCATGTTTGCTATGGCAGACGAAACCAACGCAAAGTTCGATTCCATGCCCAAGACTTGGGCGCAGATTTGGGCCGGGATGAAGAATCAGGCCCTTTCCATGTTTGCCCCGATCTTGACCAAGATTAACCAGATTGCTAACAGCACCAAGTTCCAGCAAGTCACCACAGCCCTGATCAATGGGCTTGCCGGGGTTGCCAATATCGCTTCTTCGGTGCTGGATATTCTGATTTCCATTGCTTCTGTGATCGTTGATAATTGGAGTTGGATTCAGCCTATTATCATGGGCATTGTGGCCGCTATGCTGATCTATAACGGCGTAATGTTGGTTGGAAATACCATTATGGCGGTTCAGGCCGCAGTTAAGGCAATTCACACAGCAATGACTACCGCTTGGAGCGTTGCCACCTTTGCCGCAACAGCGGCCCAGCAGGGCCTAAATGCGGCGCTTTTGGCTTGCCCCCTGACATGGATCATCCTTCTGATTATCGCCGTGATTGCGGCTATCTATGCGGCTTGTGCGGCGGTTGCAAAGTTCACCGGTGTTGCCAATAGCGGCTTCGGTGTGATTTGCGGCGGAATCATGGTGGTGATCGCCTTCTTCAAAAACCTTGGCCTGTCCGTGGCGAATATCGCCTTGGGTATCTGGAATGCTTTGGGGGCCTGTGCTTCCAACATCGGAACGGCCTTCCACAATGTTATTTCCAATGTTCAGGGGTGGTTTTACAACCTTCTTTCTACGGCCCTTACTGTTGTGGCGGGTATCTGTGAAGCCCTGAACAAATTGCCCTTCGTTGAGTTCGACTATTCCGGGATTACCAACAAAGCAAGCGAATATGCGGCTAAATCCGCTGAAGCCTATGGCAATGTAGAGGAATACAAGAGCGTTGCCGATGCCTTCAATGAAGGAATGTCTACCTTTGACACCTTCCAAGATGGTTGGGCCGCTGATGCCTTTGCTTCCGGTGCCGCTTGGGGTGATGGCGTGGCCGATAAGGTTTCCGGTATGTTTGATTTTTCCGCCTTGGATTCTATGGGGGCTGATTCTTTGGATGCCTTCAACCTTGGCAATGATCTTGATAGCATTTACGGGAACACCGGCGATATTGCAAACAACACAGCGGCCACCGCTGATGCCTTGGATATTGCTGAAGAAGATTTGGCCTATCTTCGTGACATTGCGGAGCGTGAAGCAATCAACCGGTTCACTACCGCTGAAATCAAGGTTGAACAGCACAATGAAAACCACATTTCCAAAGATGCTGATTTGGATGGAATCATGGATGCTTGGGCCAATGACTTTGCTGAAAAGCTGGAAGTTTCTGAAGAAGGGGTGCATGAGTAATGGCATATAAACTGTATATGGCGGGAACGCTTATGCCCATCACCCCTTCCAAGGTGACGGTGAAGATCAACAACCAGAACAAGACCATGACCCTGATCAACGGGGAAGAAATCAACATTCTGAAGGCCGCTGGCCTTTCGGATGTGTCCTTTGAATTGGTTCTTCCCCAAGTGTCCTATCCCTTCAGTAACGGTGGAGCGCAAAGCGCCGCCTATTACCTGTCCTTGTTTGAACGGCTGAAGGTGAGCAAGACCCCGTTCCAATTCATTCTGAACCGGCAGAAGCCCGGTGGCGGGATGTTCCATTACACCAATTTGACCGTTGGCCTTGAAATCTATGAAATCACCGATGATGCCGGTGAAGGCTTTGATGTGAAGGTGAAGATCAACCTGAAACAGTACAGAGCCTATGGCACCAAGACCGTGACCGTGCAACCGGCCAAGACTTCCGGGGGAACCGCCACCGCAACGATTAAGGCGGCACCCCGGCCCACCACAACGGCCCCGAAAGCCGCCACCTATACGGTGAAATCTGGTGATTGCCTTTGGAACATTGCCAAGAAGCAGTTGGGCAACGGGGCCGATTACACGAAAATCTATAATCTGAACAAGGACAAAATCAAGAACCCGAACCTGATCTATCCCGGTCAGGTTCTTACTTTGCCTTCCTGAAAGGGGTGATTCCGTTTGGCAGTTGAATTGTTCATCCAGCATAACAGCACCATTCAATTCCCCGTTGTCGAGGAAGGCGCACGGCTGACCTTGGAACGCAAGGGAACCCCCGGCAAGTTGGAGTTCACCGTTGTCAAGGGGCCGGGGCTGAACTTTGCTGAAGGTGATCCGGTGAAGCTGACTGTGAACGGAACCGCCATGTTCTATGGCTTTGTGTTCAAGAAGAAGCGTGACAAGGGCGGCACCATTGATGTTGTGGCCTATGATCAGTTGCGTTATTTGAAGAACAAGGACACCATCACGGAAGAAGGGCTGAAGGCTTCTGACCTTCTGAAGCGCATTGCAACAGATTTCCGGTTGAACCTTGGCACGGTGGAAGATACCGGTTATACCCTTGAAACCATCGTGGAAGAAAACCAAACCCTGTTTGATATGATCCAGAGCGCCCTTGATGAAACCCTGATGAATACCAAACAGCTTTATGTTCTGTATGACGATGCCGGGAAGCTGACCCTGAAGAACATCAATACCATGAAGCTGAACCTTCTGATTGATGAAGAAACCGGGGAAAACTTCAGCTATGAATCCAGTATTGATGAACAGACCTATAACAAGATCAAGCTGGCCTATAACGATGAAAAAACCGGTAAGCGGGAATTGTTCATTGCACAGGACGGGGCGAAAATGAACCAATGGGGTGTTCTTCAGTATTTTGAAGAAGTTCAGACCAAAACGGGCGCTTCCGCCAAGGCGGATGCCCTGTTGAAGCTGTATGATCAGAAAACCCGCAAGCTGACCATTCAGAACGCTTTCGGTGATGTGCGGGTTCGTGCTGGAAGCGCCGTGGTGGTGGCCCTGAACCTTGGCGATATTGTCACCAACAATTACATGGTGGTGAACAAAGTCACCCATACCTTCAGGGGTGATGAACACATGATGGAACTTGACCTGATCGGGGGTGAATTTATTGCCTAATCCTGTTGAAGTGGTAAAACGGGCGGCGGTGGAAGCTGTGGAAGCCGGGAAACCGGTGAACATCCTGTTTGGAACTGTCCTTTCCGCTTCACCCTTGAAAATTCAGGTGGATCAGAAATCCATCTACACTTCCAAAATGCTGATCCTGACCCGGAATGTGACTGATTTTGAAGTTGATATGACGGTGAACCACAGCACCGAGGACAAAGGCGGTGGTTCTGGTGCGGCGGCTTATGAAGCCCACAAACACGCCTATGTTGGCAAGAAAACCTTCAAGGTTCACAACGCTTTGAAGGCCGGTGAAAAGGTGCTTCTGATCCGGGTTCAGCAAGGAAAGAAATTCGTGGTTATTGACCGAGTAAAGGGGGCTTGATGATGATTCCGCAAGTTCAGGATGATATTAAACAGGATTTCACCATTGAAACCCTTCCAAGCCGTACTTTCAGGATGAACCACAACAACCTGACCATCATCGGCACCATTGATGAAATCCAAGCTGTGGAACAGGCGGTTTTTCTGATCCTGAACACAGAACGCTATGAATGGTTGATCCATTCTTGGGATTATGGGGTTGAACTTCATAATCTGATCGGGAAAGATGTGGAATACTGTATTCCCGAAATTGAACGCCGGGTTCGTGAAGCCTTGCTTCAGGATGATAGGATCACGGCGGTTCAGAACTTTGAATTTACGGTGAACAAAAAGAAAGTGCTGACCACCTTCACGGTGGTCAGCATTTTTGGTGAAATCAATGCAGAATTGGGGGTTGAAATCTGATGTATGAAGCACAGACCTATGAAGCAATCCTTTCCCGGATGCTTCAGAAGGCGCTTTCCATCAATGGCAATTTGGACACCCGTGAAGGTTCGTTGGTTTGGTGCGGTGATGCCCCCGCCGCCGTAGAATTGCAGAACCTTTATATTGCCCTTGATACGGTGCTGAATGAAACCTTTGCGGACACCGCAACCCGGCCTTATCTCATTTTGAGGGCGGCGGAAAGGGGCCTGAAACCGCAACCGGCAAGCCCCGCCGTGTTGCAGTTGAGTATTACACCAACCACCTTGCACCTTCCCATGAACACCCGCTTTTCCATCGGAGAACTGAACTATTATGTTTCGGCTGACCGTGGAAGTGGTAAGTATGAAATCACCTGTGAAACCGCTGGTGAAGCCGGTAATGACTACACCGGAACGGTGATTCCCATTGAGTATGTGGACGGGCTTGAAACCTGTTCCATTTCCGCCGTGGTGATCCCCGGTGAGGATGAAGAAGATACTGAGGTTTTCAGACAGCGTTACATGGATAGCCTGAACGCCCAAGCCTTCGGCGGCAACCGTGCGGATTATCTGGAAAAGGTGAACGCCATTCCCGGCGTGGGCGGTGTGAAGGTATATCGGGTTTGGAACAGCGATTTGAACCCGGCCAAGCTGATCCCGCCCACGGGAACCGACACTTGGATCAGCGGCCTTTCCGGTGTGTCCGAGGAAATCAAGGCGTGGTTGAATGCCGTGTATGCGGCGGGAGCCAATAGCAAGCTGACCGTGGGCGGAACCGTGAAGCTGGTGATCATCAACAGTTCCTTCAAGAAGCCTTCGGAAGCCCTTGTGGATCAGGTGCAGACCGCAGTTGACCCCCTTCAGAACGCCGGTGAAGGCGTGGGCATTGCCCCCATCGGCCATGTGGTGAGGGTTGAAGGCGTGGGTGAAGATACCATCAACCTTTCCTTCGATCTGTACTATCAGCGGGAATGGAGTTGGGATGATGTTTCCGCCTATGTCACGGAAGCAATCAACGGTTACTTCTTGGAACTGGCCCAAAGTTGGGCAGACCAGAATGAAGCCCTTGTGGTTCGTATCAGTCAGGTGGAAAGCCGCCTGTTGGGAATCACCGGTATTCTGGATATTGCCAACACCAAGATCAACGGTGAAGCGGCGAACTGTACCCTGACCCTTGACCACATCCCGGTTTTGGGAACCATTGAGCCGGGAACCATCGTGATCAACGGATAAGGGGGGCCGGGAGCATGGAACGCAAACTGATTGATTATCTTCCCTATGTCATTCGTGATTATGCGGAGTTTCAGGGAATCATGGGGAGCGAACAGCCGGAAATTGAAAAGGCGTGGAATACCACGGATGATCTTCTTGATAATCAGTTCATTCCCACCGCTGGAAACATGGGCCTTTCCCGGTGGGAAAAGATTTTGGGGATTACCCCCAAAGGCACGGACAGTCTTGAGGATCGCCGGTTCCGTATTCTGACCCGGATCAATGAAGAACTTCCGTACACCTTGCCCCAGCTTCGGAACATCCTTGAAACGCTGTGCGGGAAGGGAAACTATTCCGCTGATGTGGAAGAAGGCACCTATCAGCTTCTTGTGAAAATCGGGTTGGCCGCAAAGAACAACTTCAATGATGTTGAATCTTTGCTGAACCGGGTTGTTCCGCAAAACATGGTTGTGACCTTGCTTCAGCTTTATAACACCCATGCGGAACTTGGGCGGTTCACCCATGCCCAGCTTGCCGCCTATACCCATAATCAGTTGAGAAACGAGGTTTTGAAGAATGGCGAATAAAACAACCAACTACAAGCTGACTAAACCCCTTGAATCTGAATTTTATGATGTAGGGGTTCAGAATGAAAACATGGATAAGATTGATACCCAAATGAAGGCCAATGCGGATGCCGTTGAAGCCCTTCAGAAAGGTCAATCCGGGAAGGCTGATCTGGTGGATGGTAAGGTTCCCGCCGAACAGCTTCCCAACATGAACTATGATCCCAAAGGTACGGCCCAAAACAAGGTGAACGAACACAACCTTGATCAGACCGCCCACCCGTATCTGTTGAACCAGATCGGAACCTGTGTGGAAGCCGCACAGAACGCACAGGATGCCGCAAATGCGGCCTTGGATGCTGTGTCCGGTATCGTCTATACCATCAATGTTCTTCCTTCGCAGAATGGCACCCTGACCTATAACGGACAGGCCCAAAGCCCTTCTTGGAACGCTTATAACCCCGATGCGCTGACCTTGGGCGGCGTGACTACCGGCACCAATGCGGGAACTTACACGGCCACTTTCACGCCGAAAGAGAAGTATAAGTGGGCAGACGGCACACAGACCGCCAAGGAAGTGACTTGGACGATCAACGCCGCCACCATGACGATCCCCACGCAGAGCAACAGCCTTACTTATACCGGTTCGGCCCAAAGCCCCACTTGGAACAACTATGACAGCGGGAAAATGACGCTTGGCGGAACTACCAGCGGCACGAACGCCGGTTCCTACAATGCCACCTTCACGCCGAAAACGAACTACAAGTGGGCCGATGGAAGCACCGGGGCCAAAACCGTTGCTTGGAGTATTGCCAAGGCCGCTGGTAGTTTGTCTTTGAATAAGACTTCCATCAAACTGACCGCCGCAAAGACCACGGACACCATCACCGTGACAAGAGCCGGTAACGGCACAATCACGGCCACTTCCAATGCCCCTACGGTGGCTTCTGTGAGCGTTTCCGGTGGGGTGGTAACTGTTACCGCCAAGGGCAAAGGAAAAGCTACAATCACCGTCAGCGTGGCCGCTGGCACCAACCACACGGCCCCGGCCAATAAGACCTGTTCCGTTGAAGTGACATTGCCCACCAAGGTTCTGAACGATAACAGTTGGGCAACCATCCGGGAAGTCAGTTCCGCAGGTTTGGGGGCCAACTATTGGGCCGTTGGTGATGTGAAGGAAATCAAGATCAATGGCAAGGTGGGCAACACCACTTTTTCCAATTTGGCGGTCAATGCTTTCATTTTGGGGTTCAATCACAATTCGGCCCGTGAAGGCGGGAATAAGATCCATTTCCAGATTGGAAAAATTGGGAGTGCCGCCGTTGCCCTGTGTGACAGCAAATACAACACTAATATTTCCGGCACCGGTTATTTCAGTTGGAACACCAGCAACACGAACAGCGGTGGTTGGAACGCTTGCTATAAGCGGAAAACCCTTTATGGCAATGATGGAACCCCCACAAGCCCCTTGGCAAACAGTTTGATGGCGGCGCTTCCGTCTGACCTTCGTGCTGTGATGCAACCCGTGACCAAGTACACCGATAACACGGGCAATGGAAGCAACAGTTCCGGTAATGTTACAACTACTACCGATTACCTGTTTGATCTTTCCGAGTTTGAAGTCTTTGGTACGAGAAGCTACGCCAACCAGTATGAACAGAACTATCAGGCCCAGTATGATTATTACAAAGCTGGTAACACCAAGATTGCAAATAATCATACCGCCGTCACCACGGCGGTTTGGTGGGGCCTTCGTTCCCCTTTTTACAATTACTACACCAATTTCGTTATTGTCTGGACGGATGGCAGCGGCAGCGGTGGCAGTGCCTATGGTTCTGGTGGGTTGCGGCCCGGCTTTGCCGCCTAATCCCCCGCAGGATGATCCCGCCCCTATCCCGCCGCCGAAAGGCGGCGGTTCCGGGAGGGAACCCCAAATAAAAATAATAATGGCGGCGTAAGCCGCCCGACGATTTTTTGAAAATGGGGGTTTTCCGGTAAAGTGCTATCATTTGACTGTCTTTTGAGTGCATACACCGGACAAAATCAGCCATACAATATCCATAAGCCTGTTTGAAGGGGGTATTGTATGGCAACAAACAAGCGTGTTTTCACCTTGCGCCTATCTGATGAAGTCTTTGACAAGATTGGGGCGCTTGCAACCCGTGAACACCGATCCATTACCAATTACATTGAATTTGTTCTTCTGAAACACTTGGAAGAAGTGGAAAAGGCGGAAGGAACGATCAATGTCGATAATTCACCCAAAGGGGTATAACTGAAAATGTCTGTCCTGAAGCAAAAGAGAACCACAAGCAAGGCCGAGTTCATCAACACGGCCAATCAGATTTATGTTGAAACCCTGAACTTCCTGACCCGTCTTTCAGCCCGGTATTCCCGGTTGATTGCGGAGCCGGTGGCAAAGCTGGCCGGTGAGATCATCGACCATGCGGAGAAGGCCAACAGTATCTTTCCTTCGGACAACCAGCGCATTGAAATGAGGAAGGCCCATCTTCTTGAAGCACGGGCTTCCCTGATGGCGCTGGATGTTCGCTTGACCCATGTTTACCTGATTCTGAACCAGAACCCGGAAGGGGCCTTCACCACTTCCAAGGGGAATCCGGTGAAGTCACAGGATGCAATGGAAAAGCTGGATAAGATGGCCCAAAACTTGGGTGAACTGATCGACAAAGAAAACGAACTTCTGAAAGGAGCAATCAAAAATGTAACAGCAAAACAGAAATGATTTCCTATTAGGTGCGTGACTGTTAATGTTTCCTCTGGCGGTTTGGTGGGGCCTTCGTTCCCCTAATTACAATAACAACAACAATTTCGTTATTGTCTGGACGGATGGCAACAACAACAATAACAATGCCAATAATTCTGGTGGGTTGCGGCCCGGATTTTGCAGATATACACGGTCAAATGTAGTAACAGAAGGCAAACGGCTTTTCAGGTGAAAGACGACCGATGTAAAAGGAGTTGCGCTTCCTTGGGTGTAAATCCCTAAAACTGCCCTTTGATGCCCTTACACGGATGCTTCTTGCATGGTGGGTAATCGTGCCTTATCCCATTTCATGTGTGAGGGCAAAGCAATTTAGACGGCACCCTACAAGATATTTGTACGAGGGGCGAATACTTTTATTATGACAAGCCAAGAACGGCATGAAGCAAGGTTCCAGCGCCGCAAAGCAAAGCGGTTGGAACGAAAACAGGCCCGGTGTGATAGCCTTGGGCCAACGAATAAAATATTTTCCTATCGAAAGATGTTCTTCTATGGGAAAAAGTGCTGTAACGGGGTACGGTGGAAGCAAAGTGTTCAAAACTTTGAAGGCCACCTGTTTTCTGGTACGGCAACACGGCGGCGAACGGTGTTGGAACAGACTTGGAAGCCCAAATCCTGTTCCCATTTCACCCTTCGGGAACGGGGAAAAATCCGCCCGATAGATGCCCCGCACATTACGGATCGACAAATCCACAAAACCCTGTGTAATGAAGTCCTGATCCCGTTGTATTCACCTTCCATGATCTATGACAACGGGGCAAGCCAAAAGGGAAAGGGCCTTCATTGGCAGTTCAAACGGATCAAACAACAGCTTGGATGGCATTACCGGCGTTATGGCCGGGAAGGTGCTGTGTTGCTGTTGGATTTGAAAGGGTTCTTTCCAAATGCTTCCCACGCCCTGTTATATCAGCGGCACCGGGAATTGATTTTGAATCCTGAACTTCAAAACTTGGCTGATACTGTAATCCAGTATTCCCCATGTCCGACACCGGGCCGGGGGATGCCTTTGGGCGTGGAGCCTTCCCAACAGGAAATGGTGGCGTTACCAAGTAAAATTGACCAATGGATCAAGTGTCAGGCCCGTGTTCATTGCGCCGGTCATTACATGGATGATTACTATGCTTTCTTTCCCACGGTGGATGAAGCAAAGCTGATGGGCCATGAAATTGTAAGGCGATTTGAAGCCGCTGGAATCCGAGTGAACAAGCGTAAATGTAAGGTGATCCCGCTTACAAAGCCATTCCGGTTCTGTAAAGCACGGTTCACCCTTACCGAAACCGGCAAGATCAAGATGAATGGAAGCCGGGATGGAGTGAAACGGGCAAGGCGAAAACTGAAGCTGTTTCACAGGGAGTTCAAAGAAGGAAAGCGATCCTTCTTTGACATAGAACAATACATGGAGTGCCAAAGCGCCTATTACCGGAACTTCAACGATCATGGACGGTTGTTAAGGTTGCGGCGGCTTTACCATGCAATCTTTTTCGGAGGTGGACAATGTTTAGAATCATCAAAGCCGGGGCCGGTATCGGCCTGACCGAGAACCTGAACTACATCAAAAAAGCCGAAAATGGTTGCTACATCCTTTGCCCGGAGCATGACGCTTCGGGCATTGTTTTTGAGGGTGTGGCTTACCATTTGTTGGGCCGTGCCGCCATGAACGAACTGGAAACGGTGAGTTTGGAACAGACGGACGCAGGAAGCGAGATCACCAAGGCCACGGAAGCCGGTGGAATCGTCTTTGTAACCTTGGCGGAAGCCGGGAGCATTGACGCTGAAACGGCGGCGGAACACGCTGATTTGTTCGCTGAATGGGCTTTTCCTGTGGCCTATACGGTGGGGCAGATTCGCCGGTATAACGGCACCCTTTACAAATGCGTTCAGGCCCATACTTCCCAAGCGGATTGGACACCGGACACGGCTTCCAGCCTGTGGAGCAAAACGAGTGATCCCGCTGAAGAATGGCCCGAATGGAGCCAACCGGTGGGAGCGCATGACGCTTATTCCAAGGGGGCAAAGGTGAGCCATAAGGAAAAGCATTGGATTTCCACGGTGGATTCCAATGTGTGGGAACCCGGTGTGTACGGGTGGGAGGAAAGCACGGATGAAGTATAAAACCTATGTTTGCCGTAAACGGGCAAGGTTCAAGGCGATTTGCGGACAAGTGAACATTCCGTATGGAACCACCCTGAATGGTCAGGGTGGTTTTTTGATCCTGAATGATCTTCCGGTGTGTTCGGCCACCAGCCAAAACGCCTATGACTTCTTCACACAGAATGATGATGGCATGGGGCAGGAACGGGGCGAACTGTTGAACCGGATCATTCCCAAGCTGGAAAAGCGTGATGCCGGGTATCAGGCCCAGTGGGGGAAGATTTGGGAAGATGCCCTTTGTCAGAAGTACAAGCGCCCGGATCAGGAAGAACATTGGATTTGGAACTTCGACTTCTACAACGGCCCCGTTGAAGATTTGCGCCACATTGCCGCCCTGATTGGGGCCTGACAGAAGGGAAAAGCCATGACAATTTATCAGGTGTTGTGCTTGATTGGTGTTCCCGCCTTGATTTTGGCAGTATTCAAATACCTGTGGAGCCAAATCAAGCATAACACCGAGGATTCCAAGGCTTTGAAGGCCGGTATTCAGGCCCTTCTTCGGGCGCAGATGATCAGCGATTTCAATAAGTATTCCGAAAAAGGCTATGCCCCAATCTATGCACGGGATAATTTTGAAAATTGCTGGAAGCAGTATCATTCTTTGGGGGTGAATGGGGTGATGGACGATCTTCACAGAAAATTCTTGGAGTTGTCCACCGATCCCCCGGAAGAATGAGCAGACGAACCAAAAAGCCAAAGCGTGAGTTTTCCAAGCTGATCTTGTATGTGGTGGGAGCCGTGACCGTTGGGGTTACGGCCTTCACCCTTATTATGATTTGGCGCACGGAAAACCTTGAACCGCTGGCCTATCTGATCCCCGCCGTATTTGCAGAATTGGCAACTGCAACGGGGTTTTACTATTCCAAAGCCAAGGCCGAAAACCGGATCAAACTTCGGAAACTATACGGCCCTGAAATTTATAACGATGCAAAGGAGATTTGAACCATGCTGAACGCTGTTTTGAACAACCTGATCAATATTGGGTGGGCTATGCTGATCTTCCTGTGTGCGTACCTGTCCAATGTAGCCTTTTCTCTTTACTACAACATCAAGGTTTTGCTTCAGCCTTTCGACAAACAGAAGATGATCAATTCCGGGCTGAAGGTTGCCACCTTCGTTGTGGGCCTGACCTTGCTTTGTGTAGCAATCACCACCCTTCCGATTTATGCGGATCAGCTTGGGTGGGCAATCCCGGAAGAATACACAGAAATTTTTGCTGATTTGGTCATTGTGGGTGCTGTGCTGATGGTGTCTTGTAAGTATATCGCAGAAGCCTTCACCAAGTTCAGGGCCATTCTTCAGGTGAAAGGAGATACAGAAAATGAGTAATTCCCCCCTTGCAACCTATACCCGGATCACGAAAAACAAAACCAGCCCCCGGAACCATGCCATTGACACCATCACGATTCATTGTATCGTTGGGCAATGGACAGCAAAACAGGGGTGTGATTATTTCGCCACCACAGACCGGCAATGTTCCGCCAACTATGTTGTTGGTAAGGATGGTTCCATTGGCCTTTCCGTGGATGAAAAGGATCGTTCTTGGTGTTCCAGCAACGGCACCAATGACAACCGGGCAATCACCATTGAAGTTGCTTCCGACACCACTCACCCTTACGCTGTCACCGCCAAGGCTTATGCGGCCCTGTTGGATTTGGTAACGGATATTTGCAAGCGGAACGGGATCAAGAAGTTGGTATGGAGTACGAACAAGAATGACCGTGTGAACCATCGGAACGGATGCAACATGACCGTTCATCGTGACTTCGCCAACAAAGCCTGTCCGGGGGAATATCTTTATTCCAGACACGGGGAGATTGCCGCAGAAGTCAACAGGAGGCTTCAGGACGCTTCCAATGGTGGTGGGGTAGTAGTTACACCCCCGACCGCAGAAAAGCCCACAGGCGGCACCACAGGGGCCACCGTGACCCCTTACCTTGTGCGGGTGAAGATTTCCAATCTGAATATCCGCAAAGGCCCCGGCACAAACCACGGTGCAACCGGCTACATCCAGCCCGGTATTTATACCATCGTAGCCGAAAGCGCCGGTAAAGGTGCGACCAAATGGGGCAAACTGAAAAGCGGTGCCGGGTGGATTTCCCTTGACTACGCCACAAAAACCTGACCATGAAAAAAGGCCCTTCCGGTTCAAGCTGGAAGGGCCTTTTTTGCGTGTTTCTACTATGTTACTAATGACCCCGATTTCACCGAACTTCAAAGGGCTGAAATGTTCAGTTTTCAGGCGTTGTTGAGCGTTGCAGAGTAGAAATATTTATGGTATAATAAAAACAGACGAACCCCGAACCCTTGATTTTTCAGGGGTTCGGGGTTTTCTTGTTACTAATGTGTGCATAGTTCAGCGTTCAGCGGCCTAAAATGTTCACCGGTTTGAACCCTATGGAATCAGTTTCACGGTGGCCTTCAGTTCGTCCAAAGTCTTGTGATTATAGACCCGGTTTCCCGTGTCCTTGGACACATGACCCATGAGCAAATCAATACATTTCCGGTTGGCTCCGGCGCTATCCAATTTGGTTTCAAAGGTGTGGCGGCATTCGTGCGGGGTATGGTTCATCTTCAGGGCCTTCATAATATCCGCCCAAAATATCCGGTATTGAGTTTGATTGCAAATCTTCCCATTGTAGCTGATCAGCCGGGGGCCACCTTCGGCAAGCCGCCGTTCAATCAATGGCCTGATCTTTGGATGGATGGGAACAATGCGGTTCTTACCGGCTTTCGTTTTGGTGCCGCCCTTCATCGTGCCTTCCTTCAAGTCTATATCTTCAGGTTTCAGGTTCAAAAATTCAGAGATACGCCACCCGGAATATAGCAAGATCAAAACAGTATCAACCCAAGGATCAGACTGATGTTCCCACACCGTTTTGATTTCATCGTTGGTGAACGGAAGGCGGCTGGTGGGCGGTATTGGATCAGAAGTCAGAAGTTCGGAGAAGCACCGGTTTATTATATCCATTTCAAGGGCGAACCGGTCAAGGTGGCCCCACAGGTTCTTGATGGCCGCTTGGGTGCTATACCCTTTCCCACAACCATCAATGGTTTCTTGCATTTGGTAGGATCGCAGTTGTTTATAAGGCTTGTTCACATACGCTGAACAATGCTTGAACGCTGAACAGAGGGAAGAACGGTTGGATTCCCCCAGCTTCGGGGCCTTCTTTTCTTTCCAGAGGTCAAAAAGCTGTTGAAGGGTGATCTTGGCCCGGTCAACATCCCAAGGATCACGGTTGTATTCAGCAAGCATGATGTTCCCGGCTTCACGGGTTTCAGCATAGCCGATAATGTCATAGATGGGATGGCCTTTGTCATTCCAACCTATGGTTTTCTTCACAATGTATGGGCGGCGGCGTTGGCCTGATAGCTTTGCAACCGTTCCATACCCGTTTGGATTTCGCATTATATCACCTGAACTTTCAAAATTGGGTATGGCAAAGCTAAACCCCATGTGATATAATGTTCAAAGGCGTTTGAAACATTAACTTCAAAAGGGTTTGTTTCGCCTGACCGTTTCCGGTGTGCAAGACCGGGGGCGGTCATTTTTTTTTTGCATTTTGAATGGATGTTGAATGAACTAAAAGCCCGGTTCGAGATTGGAAAGGGAGAATTTGTCGCTATCATGGGACCGTCCGGTTGTGGAAAATCTACCTTCAAGATAGTGCCGATACTTCAAACATGAAAGAAAAAAAGAGTATATAAGAAGTATGAAAAATATAACCAGAAGGGATTTGATCTTGAATGTTGAAGGATTATTCGTTCATAGCGTTTTCAAGATAATCAGCGGCTTTCAGGGGTGGGTTGGAGATGGAAACGGTAGTGTTCATCCCGTTGATGGACAAATCAACATATAAAATTGGAACGCCACCAACTTCCTTCGTTTCCTGTTTGGCAGTTGCGGCACCAACGATGGCCCCGGCTGTTCCGAATAAGGCCCCGCCAACAACGGCCCTACCAATCCCGCCTTTTGTCTTAGTAATGGTTTTCTGTCCAACCTGTTCAATCTTGAAGGCATTGATTTCAGAGAACTTGAAAACAACAGGTTCCAGCTTTGTTTTTTTACTGTTGGACAGGTAAAACATTTTCTGTTCAGGATCAATGAACAAAAAGCCGCTTGCGAAATCTGAAATGACCATTCCGGGTTTGAAGTTACGGAAACGATTGTGGTTTTCTTCCCACGCCTTTTTCACCTGTTCCACAGATGCCAAGGGGGAGCCGGTGGAAAGACGGTTGCAAGCAGGACAAATGGAACCACCATTGATTTGAATTGCCGTAAAGGAAAGTTTTTCACCGCATATCGCACAGCGTTCTTTTTTTCCAAACATGAGGTTTCCCCCTTTCAACGAATATCACTTTGGAAGGCTACGGCTTTTCCAAGAATCCTGATATGATTCAGTTCTTCGCCTGTGTAACGCATGGTTTTATACTTTGGATTTTCAGCGAACAACAACAGTTCGTTTTCTTCAGGTTTATATTGAACACGCTTCAATGTGGCTTCATCACCAATCAGGACAGCGGCAATTTCGCCATCATCCACCATTTCCTGTTTTCTGATGAACACAATATCCCCGTCATAGATTCTGGCCCCGATCATGGAATCACCCTTGGCCTTCAAGCAGAAATCAGCATGAATGTTTGCACCAGCTTCCACATACAGTTCCTTTTCTTCATTGGCAAAGATAGGGGTTCCACAAGCAATGTTCCCAAGTAATGGGAACTTTCGCTTTTCAATTCTAAATAGGTTATCCAATTCAATTTCTTCTTTCCAGCCCATTAAATAGGCCGGTGTGGTGTGAAGAACTTTCGCCAAGTCTGCTATTTTATCACGGCGCATATTGGCGATAATCCCATTTTCCCATTTCCGAACGGTGCTTTTACCTACGCCAACAGCATTGCCCACCTGTTCAAGAGTAAGATTATTTTCTTCACGCAAAGCCTTGATTTTTTGGCCCATAGTCAAATCAGCCACATCAACACCCCTTTCACGGTTAGTAACAACAGTATAACCGCAATGTGTCTTTTTTGCAACCCCTAAAGCGAAAAAACAAAAAAAGTTTCTTTTAATCCACAAATGGGGTTGACAAGCGACAAGGGGTGTGATACTATGATGGTGTCCTAAAGGACACGGCAAAAGCGAATAAGACACCGAAAGGGGTATTGAGATATGAAAGCTATCGTAGGCGTTTGGAAAAATGATCCGTGTAAAATTCCGCAATTATATGAGTTCAAAAGTTGGGGAGAAGCCCTTGAATTTTATAAGCAAGAACATAAGAACTTTACAATTATGTATCACTTCATAATGCCTGAAGTGCTTCCGTTCTGAGCCGAAACGGGCCTGATGGCCCGTCCACCGGAACCGCCCCACCGGTGCTGATGATGGCAGGGCAACAGCGACAACATGAGCGCCCCCGGTTTATGGGTTCGAGTATTGGGTATCAATCCCCATGTAAAAGGTATGACCGCCCGGAAATTGCTTGTTGGGGCTTTGGCTGTTCTATTTTTTGAAGAAAGGATGTGAGCGAATGAACAAGGCCCGCTTGGAATATGAAATGTCCGTTCGGGGTGTCACCCGTGCCAAGCTGTGTGAAGTCCTTGGGATTTCCCGATCCGCCTTTTACCGAAAGTGTAATGGGGGTTCGGAGTTCACCCAAGGCGAGATTCAGAAGATCGTGGATTTTCTGAACCTTGAAACCCCGGTGGGAATTTTTTTTGATGCGAAAGTGTCCTAAAGGACACCACAAGGAGTAAGAATCATGAATGAAGTCAGTTTGAAACCGGTCATTGATGAACTTGAAACCTTGTTTTCAAAGTTCAACAAAGCCTTCTTTGAAGGGAAGCTGGAAAAGCCTGTGATCACCGTTTCCCCGGATCATACCCGTGGGGCCTATGGGTGGTGTACCGGTTGGAAGGCGTGGCAAGACGGCACCAAGGAAGGCGGCTATTACGAAATCAACCTGTGCGCCGAATACCTGAACCGCCCCTTTGAAGAAACCTGTGGAACCTTGCTTCACGAAATGGTTCACCTTCAGAACCTTCAGGACAATGTTCAAGACACTTCCCGTTCTGGTTCCTACCACAACCGGAAGTTCAAAGAAACCGCTGAAGCCCACGGCCTGACCGTGGAGAAAGGCGAAAAGTACGGGTGGCACAAAACCACCTTGAACCCACAAGCTGAAGCCTTCGTGAAATCCCTTGGCAAATCCGGGTTCTGTCTGGTTCGGCCCCGTACCAATCCGCTGAAGGGTTCCCGGAAGGGGGGGGATCAAGTTCCCGCAAGTATGTTTGCCCCTGTTGCGGAATCATCATCCGGGCCACCAAGGAAGTTCATGTTCTCTGTGGAGAATGTGAAGTGGCCTTTGAAGAACAAGAGTGATAACCCAATAAAGCTGTTTGAAAGGAGTACGCACAATGACCACCTTTGCAGAGCGTTTGAAGAACGCTATGGAACAGGCCAACATGAGCCAATCCGCCCTGTCTGAACAGGCCGGGGCTTCCAAGGCCGCTATCAGCCAATACCTTTCCGGGAAGAACACCCCCGGCCCTGACCGTATCAAGGCCCTTGCCGATGCCACCGGCGTTTCCTTTGATTACCTGATGGGTTATGGAGCCGCCCCGGTTGCGGAACCGCCCATCAAGAAGATCAGCGTGAAGGAAGCCGCCCGGTGCATGGGAAAATCTGATCAGTTCGTCAGAATCGGCCTTCAGCGTGGCCTTCTTCCCTTCGGGAACGCTGTTCCCGGAACCGGCGCTTGCTGGAATTACTACATCAACCCCACTAAGTTCCGTGATTATGTGGGCGCTGATCAGTTCAATTCCTTCTTCGGCCTGACTGCCTGACGGATTGGGGGGGGGGATGTGTGAAACCGGAAAGAAACGAGGTGGGCGGCGGATTACGGTTGCCAAAATCCTTTTATGAACGCCCCCTTACCCCTAAAGAAGCCCAATTTGCCACGGACAACATCAACATTGTTTGGTGGTATTTAGACAAGCAGGGCCTTAACAGATCGGAATGGTTTGATGTGGTGATTTTCCGCTATTTGCTTGCTGTGAAACGCTGGTTTGCCCTTCCTGATCTGCAAAGGGTGAAATTCGTCACCGTGGCCTGTCAAGCTATGCGGTCAGCCATAGGGCATGAGCGGGAAAAACGGGCCAAAGAACCCCAAACCGTTAGCCTGTATGATGTGATCCCCGGAACGGATGATCTGTGTTACATAGACACGATCCCGGCCACCGGAACTGAAATTTTATGAAGAAGGTGATTTTTTGGAAATCAAATACAATGTTCAGGCCCCGCCCAAGAACCAGTTTCACGGTGGGAGCAAAAGCGAGGAAGTCAAAGCCATTAAAGATTTCCTGACCAGCGGAAACGCAAAGAATATGTGTTTCCAGTATGAAAGCGCCAAGGCCGCAAAAACCAAACTTTCCACCATTTCCAGCCACCGGCGCAAGTACAACGAGAAGAACCCGAAAGGGTATGACGCATACCGGGTGGACAACTGCATTTACATTGTTCGCCTGACCGGAAAGAAAGGATGATGAACATGAAAACACGTTTTGATAGAACCTTGTGGATTGGAGCCGGTGGACAGGCTTTCCGCCCCGCAGAAATGGGAACCGATCACCTGTTGAACACGGTGAAGATGTTGAAGAACCGCCCCGGCGTGGTGGCTATGGTGGTTCGTGACATTGAAGCCACCCCTGACTGTTGCCCTTTTGACCCCTTCGGTGGCGGTCATTCCGAGTTGGTGAAACAGTCCTTGTTTAACATCACTTCCCTTTCCCCGGAGCAGGTGAGTGATTACGCCCTGAACAGCCCCTTGGGAATGGCTATGAAGGCCGAACTTCTTTCCCGTGGTGTGAATGTGGAAAATTACCTTTCCATGATTGAAGGGCCTGAAACCCTATGATCACGCTGTTCCAGCACCAACAACAGGCCCTTGACGAAACCGAGGGGAAGAACCGGGTGGCCTATTACCTTGATATGGGCCTTGGGAAAACCTTTGTTGGTTCCGAAAAAATGATGAAGCTGAACAAGCGGATCAATCTGGTGGTGTGTCAATGTTCAAAGGTTCAAGACTGGATTGAACATTTTCAAGATTACTACACCCGGAATTGTGTATTCGATCTGACCAACCTCAAAACCTTCAAATGGTTCTTTGAACAGGTTCAGCATGAAGTTCCAACCCTGATGATTGGCGTGATCAACTACGAACTGACTTTCAGGCGGAATGTGCTGAAAACCCTGACCGGCTTCACGCTGATGTTGGATGAAAGTTCCCTGATCCAGAACGAGAACGCCAAACGGTCAAAGTTCATTCTTGGGCTGAAACCGGATAATGTGATCCTTCTGTCAGGCACCCCCACGGGCGGCAAGTATGAAAACCTGTGGAGCCAATGCCAACTGTTGGGGTGGAAGATTTCAAAAGAACTGTTCTGGAAGCAGTACATTCAAACGGAATGGGTTGAAACCGATGGATTTTGGCGGCAACAGATTACCGGCTATAAGAATGTTGACCGGCTGAAGATGAAGCTGGCTGAACATGGGGCCGTTTTCATGACTACCGAACAGGCCGGGATCAGCCTTCCAAAACGGAACTGGATCAAGGTCAAAACCCGCCCTTCACCCCTTTATTGGAAGTTCTGGAATAATCGCTATATTGCGATTGACAGCGCCAACCTTGGTGAATTTGAACTGGATGCGGATTTCTACGGTTCCAATGCCCATTGTGAACGGGAATTGATCGGTGATACCAGTTTGACCCGCCGCCTTTACGCCCGTCAGCTTTGCGGCCTATATAACCCGGCCCGTTATGAAGCCTTCCGGGATTTGCTGAACAGCACGGAAGATCGCTTGATTGTGTTCTATAACTTCACGGAAGAAATGGAACGCCTGAAGGGGATTGCCAAGGGCCTGAACCGGCCTGTGTCTGTTCTTTCCGGTGAAGAAAAGAACTTGGATGCTTACCGCTACCAGCATAACAGCATTACCTTCATTCAGTATCAAGCCGGTGCAATGGGCGGCAATTTCCAGCTTGCCAACAAAATCATTTACTTCAGCCTTCCCCAAGGTTCGGAATTGTGGGAGCAATCCCAAAAGCGTATTCACCGCCTTGGGCAAGAACGGCCCTGTTTCTATTACCTGATGATCTGTCCGGGAACGGTTGAAGAAGATATTCTTTCCACTTTGGAAATGAGAAAGGACTATACCGATGAACTATTCAGAAAGTATGAGCAAGCGGCAACAGCGCCGCAAAGCCCTTAACCAGCGGTTCAGGCGGATGTTCCTTGTGGCCCTTCTGATGGGCCTTGCAATGGGGTTTATATTTGGGCGCTGTTCTGCTGTCAACAGCAAGGCCCCGGATGCCCCCATTGAACCGGATCAGCTTACCGCCGTGACCCCGGATGTGACCTTGGAGCCGGTGGAAATTCCGCTGGTGGAAGAACCCGCCGAACCTGAACCGGTGCTGTTGGGCAGTTTCAGAATTACCGCCTATTGTTCCTGTGAAAAGTGTTGCGGCGAATGGGCCAAGAACCGGCCCAACGGCATTGTGTATGGTGCCGCTGGTGTGGAACTGAAAGCCGGTGTTTCCTGTGCTTCCCCGCTTCCCTTGGGAACCGTGGTGGAAGTAGAAGGCTTGGGTGAATACATCGTTCAGGATCGCCCCGCCCAATGGGTGATTGACAAATACGGTGAAAACCAGATCGACATTTATTTTGACAACCATGAAGCCGCTTCCGCCTTCGGCCTGAAGCAGTTGAATGTTTATCTGAAAGGAGAACCCGAAAAATGATCAAATGTGAAAATGCTTGCCCCCGTGGAAAATTTGATGGGTGTTGCCACAAATGCCCGGATTTCCACACTTGTCCTGATTCCTGTCAGGAAAACCCGAACGCCTGTGGTTCGGCCACCTTCGATGAAGAAACGGCCCTTCAGGAGTTCAAGAACACACAGCTTGCCACCTTGAACGCCATTGCTTCCCTGACCGCCCACAAGAAGGCCATTGAGGAACAGGAAAAGGAAATGAAGGCCAAGCTGTATGAAGCAATGGTGAAGTTTGGCGTGGATAAGTTTGAATCCGATGTTCTGAACCTTACCCTTGTGAAGCCCACCAACGCCACCAGCATTGATTCCACCAAGCTGAAGAAGAAATACCCGGACATTGCTTCCGAGTGTTCCAAGACCACCGCCAAGGCCGGTTATGTGAAGATCACCCTGAAGGAAGGTGGGCAGTAATGACCGTTGAACAGATTGAACTTCGGAAGATTTTAACCCAAATGTTGGCGGATAACGGGATCAACCGTGAAACCATCAAAGGCTTTGTGGAAGAAATTGTTTCTGAAAAAGTTGATCGGGCGATTGACCGGATTATTCATGAAACCAACATGGATTCTCTTGTGAGAACAACGATTCAGAACACTATCAACCGCACCATTTCTGATGAAGTGGGCTGGAATGTTCGCCGGGTGCTTGGAAGGGTTTCAATTTCCATTGAAACCCACGGGAACTTCAGGGGTGAAGCCGATGGAAAAGCAGATTGATATTTGTGCCACCTGTGTTCACGATGAACCCGGTTATTGTTCCGTCATTGGCACCATTCCCCATTGCTGTTCCCGCCATTGGCATTGCGAACCGGGAAAAGCCGCAAAGGACTATGTTCCCAAACAGGAAGAAGGTGAAGCCGATGGCAAGGGATGAAGTATGGGATGCCCTGAAAAATCATGCCAAACAGGTTCATTCAGAACGGGTTGCAAAGAACCCCGACCGGATCGCCTATGCCATTCAGCAGTTTGAAGCCCACGGCATTGAATACCAACTGAAGAATGAGCAAACCGGACATTTCCATTGTTGGCGAAAGTCTGATGATAAACTGTTCCAATTCTACGCTGGAACGGGTAAAATTCAGGGCTTCACCCAAGTCAGAGGTATTCACAGCCTGATTCAGATGTTGGAGGGGTGAAGCGTGGCCGGTGAAAAGAACTTTGAAAACCGCCTGAAGAAGTGGCTGGAATCTGAAGGGATATATCCCTTGGGTGAACCTGCTGACCGCATGAGCGCCCCGCCCTGTGGCTTCTATGAAAAGCGTTGGGGTGGAAGCCGGTATGTGAAAAGCGGCCTTCCAGATATGCGGATCACCGTGAAGGGCATTGCCCTTGAAGTGGAGCTGAAGGCCACCAACGGAACCCCGTCAGAACTTCAGAAACGGAACCTGAAGCAAATCAACGGTTCCAATGGGTTCGGGTTCATCCTTTACCCGGAAGGCTTTGAAGCCTTCAAGACTATTGTGAAAGGGGTGAAACAATGCGAGTTTCCCACAGCCGGGTTGAAGTCTTTGATAGATGCCCATACAAATACCGCTTGCGATATGTGGAAGGGATAGACACGATCCCGAACACGGACGCAGACAACGCCCTGATCCTTGGCACCGCCCTTCACACCGGCATTGAAGAAGGGGTTGAACAAGCCCTTGACTTCTACAAGAACAGCTTCCCGGTTCTGACGGATGATCACATTCATGAAATGATGAAGCTGGAAGCAATGATCCCCAAGGCAAAGGCCATGTTGCCGCCCGGTGGTTCCTTTGAATTGCCCATTGGGAACGGCGATTTCATCGGATTTATGGATTACCTGGTTCCCGTGGGGAAGGGCCTGAAGCTGGATGGGCTGATCACCGGTGAAGATTTGGATGAATTTGAAGCGTTTGATTTGTACGATTTCAAGTATTCCAACAACGCCAAGAACTACGCCGTTTCCGGTCAGCTTCACGAATACAAGTATTGGTATGAACTGACCCATCCCGGCCACCGGATCAGAAATATGTATTTCCTGATTGTTCCCAAGCCCAAAATCAGGCAGAAAAGCACCGAAACCCTTTCCCAATTCCGTGACCGCTTGCAAGCGGCCTTGAAAGATGCTGAACCAACGCTGATGCCGGTTCAGTACAACCCCATGAAGATTGTGGACTTCCTGACCGATGTGAAGCACATGGTTGAAGCCACAGACTTTCCCAAGAACCCAAACCATTTTTGTGGATGGTGTGAGTATGAAGAATATTGTCAGAAAGGATGGGATTATATGTTACTTCCCAAGAATGAACGCCGTGATCTGAACGCCACCAAGAAGAAGGTTGTGTGGCTTTACGGCGCACCCTTCAGCGGCAAAACCTTCTTTGCCAATCAGTTCCCCGATCCCCTGATGTTGAACACGGATGGCAACATCAAGTTTGTGGATGCCCCCTATATCGCCATTCGTGACACCGTTACGGTGGAAGGCCGTATCACCAAGCGCAAGTTGGCCTATGAAGTGTTCATGGATGCCGTGGCCGAACTGGAAAAGAAACAGAACGATTTCCGAACCATCGTGGTTGACCTTCTGGAAGATGTTTATGAATCGTGCCGGGTTTACATCTGTGACCGTCAGGGCTGGAAGCATGAATCTGATGATTCCTTCCGTGCGTGGGATATGGTCAGAAGTGAGTTCCTGAACACCCTGAAGCGGCTTGTGAATCTGGACTATGAAAACATCATCCTGATCAGCCATGAGGACAGAAGCCGTGACCTGACCCGCAAGGGCGGCGATAAGATCAGTTCCATCAAGCCGAACCTTCAGGATAAGGTGGCAAATAAGGTAGCCGGTATGGTTGATCTGGTGGCCCGTATCGTGGCGGACGATGATGAACGGGTGCTGTCTTTCAAGACTTCTGAAGTGATCTTCGGCGGTGGCCGTTTGACTGTCCGTGATAAGGAAATCCCGCTGACCTATGACGCTTTCTGTGAAGTCTACGAGGAAGCCAACCAGAAGGCCGCAGGAGCCGTGAAGCGTGGCGGCAATACCCCGGCTACCCCCGCACCTGAAACCACCGACACGCCCACCACAGCGCCCAGCAGAAGGGGCAGAAAGGCCAAGACTGAAACCCCGCCCCCGGCTGATAACTATGATCCGGCTGAAGATGCGGCAAAGGCGGCTTGTGGTGATCCTGATGGAACTTGGACACCGGGCGGCGGTGAAAAGGATGATTCTGTTTCTGTTGCTGAACCGGCCACCGGTGACACCCCGCCTTGGAACGATCTTCCCAAATGCCCGGACGGTGAACGCATTTTCAAACAGCATGACCAGAACCCGGAAATCCCCCTTTGCCCGTCCATTGACACTGGCCACCGTTGCCACAAGGAAGGTGGCCCCGATGGTTGCCCCCTGTGGGATCGCCCCAAGGCCCCGGCAGAGGAAGCCGCACCCAAGACGGATGCCAACCCGCCCCGCCGTACCCGGAAGAAGCGTGAAGAATAATGGCTGATGTGCTGATGATTGCCGGGAAGCCTGAAACCATCTTCAATGCCCGTGATTTTGAATATCTGGTTGAAAAATACATGGGTTATGAAGCGGCCAAGTATTTCCGGGAATACGCTGAAAAGGCTGATGAAGAAGTCAGATCGGCCAAGGCCGGTGAGAACACAGACCTTGCTTCCTATGAAGCTGACCTTGAAAGCAATCACAGAGCCTTTCAGGACATTCAGACGGAAGCCGCAGTTATCACGGGTGTTCTTCAAGAAAAACGGATAAACCGTGAGAAGATCGCTCATGCAGTAAGGGAAATTGGAAAGATAATTTCCAACCAAATATAAGGAGGAACCCAAAATGAAAAACGATGCCCTGAACCAGTTCAAAGAGGAAATGAACAAGCGTGGCCTGTTCCGCAAGATTCAGGTGTGCGCCAACCTGATCCCCCCCCGCCCGGTGCTGATGGTGAAGCTCTGATCGAACTTCATCGTTCCGCCGCCAAGATCGCCATTCGGAATTACGCTGAACATCATGAAGATTTTTGTGATGTGATGGCGGATGCGGCCCTTGATCATCTGCTGAACACCGTTCTTCCTGATGATCTGTTCATTCCTGATGGTGGTTTTTCCCCTACGAAAGAAGAAGTTGACAACATGAACAGGGCCAAGGAAACGGCTGACAAAGCGGCCAAGGTGCTTGATACCCTGTTTGGTGGGTTGGCTAATCTTCTGAAAACCATTTAATAAATACATTTTTTGGAGGTAAAAAACTATGGCTATTGATTTTGACAAGATTGATCGTTCTGTTGATCTGAAGGGCCTTCAGGCTGATGTGGAGGATGCCAAGAAGAACGGCGGCGGTGATTTCCCCACCATCCCCGCTGGCAAGTATGAAGTGAAGCTGGAAAGCATGGAGATCAAAGGCACCAAGGCCGATCCCAACCGCCCCATGCTGGCCGTGTCCTTCAAAATCCTGTCCGGTGAGTTCAAGAACCAGCGCCTTTTCATGAACCGTGTCCTTTACGGCACAAAGAATGACAAGAACATGATCGCTTCCGCTATGGGCTTCCTTGAAAAGCTGGATTCCGGTGTTCCTGTCAGCTTCACCAGCTACAAGCAGTTTTCCCAGCTTGTTCTTGATGTGGCGGAAGCCATTGATGGAAACTTGGAATATGCGGTGGACTACGATGATTCCCGCTTCAATTCCATCACCGTTGAAGAAGTTTTCGAGGTTGAAAACTGACCCAAAATTTTTTACAATGGAAGTGTCTTTTAGGACACTAACCATTTTTGAAAGTTCACTTTCAAGCCGGGGCGAAAGCCCCGGAATGGCCCCAAGTGAAAGCCTTCCCGTGGCGGGGCTGATAAGGCGGAAACGCTGACCGATTTCACAAAAGCTGAAAGGATGTGAGTTGATGATCTTCTATGATTTTGAGGTTTTCCGGTATGACTGGCTGGTTGTCCTGATCGACCTGAACGCCCGAAAAGAAACCGTGATTATCAACGATCCCGACAAGCTGAAACGCTTCTATGAGGAACACAAGGGTGTGATTTGGGCCGGTTACAATTCCCGGAACTATGATCAGTACATTCTGAAGGCCATTCTGTGTGGGTTTGATCCAAAGCCTGTGAATGATTGGATCATTGCAGAGGCTAAACCCGGTTACAGATATTCAAGCCTGTTCAGGGAATACCCGCTGATCAATTATGATGTGATGCCGAACCCGCCAATCAGCCTGAAGGCGCTGGAAGCGTTCATGGGCCATTCCATAAAAGAAACTTCTGTTCCCTTCGACATTGACCGGCCTTTGACTGAAGCAGAGCTGGCCGAAACGGTTAAATATTGCCGCCATGATGTGGAACAGACGGTGGAAGTGTGGCTACGGCGGAAGGAAGATGAATTTGATGCCCAAATGTCACTTGTGAAGGCGTTCCACCTTCCCATTTCTGACATTGGCCGCACCAAAGCACAGCTTTCCGCCAAAATCCTTGGGGCCGTTCAAAGGGAACACAATGATGAATTTGAAATTGAGTTCCCGCCCAGCTTGCGGATCGAAAAATACACGGAAGTTTTGAATTGGTACAAGAACCCCCTGAACCGTGATTATTCCAAAACCCTTGAACTGGATGTGGCCGGGGTTCCCCATGTGTTCGCTTGGGGTGGCCTTCACGGGGCCATTCCCAAATATCACGGGGAAGGTTGGTTTGTCAATGTGGATGTGGCTTCCTATTACCCGTCTTTGATGCTGGTTTATAAGTGGCTTTCCCGTAATGTTCACGATCCTTCCAAGTATGCGGAAATCTACCACACCCGCCTGAAGCTGAAGGCGGAGAAGAACCCCATGCAACAGCCTTACAAGATTGTTCTAAACAGCACCTATGGCGCTATGAAGGATAAGCACAATGCCATGTATGATCCCCGGCAAGCCAACAATGTTTGTGTGGGCGGTCAGCTTCTTCTTCTGGATTTGATTGAACGGCTGGAAGATCATTGTGAAATCATCCAGAGCAACACGGATGGTATTTTGGTCAAACTTCGCCGGTATGAAGATTTTGAAATGCTGGACGATCTGTGTTGGGAGTGGGAGCAAAGAACCGGGATGCGCCTTGAATTTGATGAATTTCAAAAGGTGTATCAGAAGGATGTGAACAATTACATCATCATTCCTTCCGGGCCGCTTCGTGATGAAAAAGGGAAACCCCGCTGGAAGTGCAAGGGTGCCTATGTCAAAAAGCTGTCTGATCTGGATTATGACCTTCCCATTGTCAACCGGGCCATTGTGAACTATTTCCTTCATGGGATCAGCCCGGAAACAACCATCATGGAATGTTCTGACCTTCGAGATTTTCAGAAGGTTGTGAAGGTGTCCAGCAAGTACAAATACGCCCTTTATTCCCCGGTGATCACGGAAGCTAAGATCAGGGATGAAAAAGGCCGTTCTAAGAAAATCACCCGCTTCAGCGGCGGTGAGGTTCAGACGGATAAAACCTTCCGGGTGTTCGCTTCCAAGGATCAGAGCAAGGGCGGAATCTTCAAGGTTTCCGGGAAAATCGTCAAGGGCCGGGAAAAGAACCCTGAAAAGTTCGGCAACACCCCGGATCATTGTTTCTTCATCAATGATGATGTGACCAACCTTCCTATCCCGGATGAACTGGACAAGCAATATTACATTGATGTTGCTTGGGAT